TGCTTTTTGCCGGTTGGGTCGGCGCGATGGACATACAACAAACATCGAAAGACGTTAAAGCAGGCGCAGAGGCAGCAAAATCAATCAGCCCTTACCTTTGGGAAATACTGGCGTTTCTAGGTGTTCTAGCGTGCCTGAGAGCGACTAACTGGATAAAGCGGCAAAGATGGTTCCCTACTTTCTTGTGCAACCTCAAGACATCTAAGAACGGCAAACACCAATACCACAAACTAAAACCGTTCTACATTAAATCATTCGCCCATCTGTCGAGCTTTGGTGCTTTGCTGATAACACTTAATCAAAAATACCCACTGGATGACGGATTAATTATTGCTTGTGCAGTTATATCTGCGTCTGTGTTTGTGTTAATTGAGGGCGCGTTTGCTTTGATTAATTCTCGTTCACCCGAACTAGCCGAAGCGCTAGCTAACGGTGTATATGTCCCTGAAGAAGAGATGACGGTGATGGCGAAAGTGACCCAAACATTGATCACAGGCGGCGGAGTGGATAAGCGGTAATGTTGTGTTGGTACGGGATAAGAGCAAGAACCACCGCTATATTGCACAAACTATTGCATCCTACGCACAAAGTGCATTGGAGAGATAATGCCGATGAAGTTTGCTCCGGAGACATAGGCTGCGAAGATTGCTCGATCATGTATTGGTGTCGGGCTATGGAGGACTTATGATTGATATAGGTGTAATGCCAATCATAGGCGAAGGCGCTGGAGTGTAAATGAAACCCGCTCTCTACCTCCTTCCATTTATAGCCATACTATTCGGCTTTAATGGCGGAAGTTGGGAATCAAACAATCCTTTTGATTACTACTTAATCAGTCCTCAGAAAGTCCATATAAACGAATCTAAGAAAGGGTTAACCGGCGTTAGATTGTGGAAGGCAGACATAAGGGCAAGGGCATCAGAAACCCGTAATGATCTACCAGTAACCGAGCCTTTTAACTGCCATAACGGAACATCGAGAGCATATTTTTGTGATTTCAGGCAATAAAGTGGCGTTCTATGTATTGATATTAGTGGCTGGTGTTGTTTGCTGGTTATTTCTAGATCAAATCATTCAGTTTTTCACTGAGAACCTATTAGGCGCTTTAACATTCGGCGCGGTAGGTGGCGGGGCATTAGCGGCGAACAAGAAAAAGCGCAAAGAAGCGGCAATTATCCGCGATGAACACGAACAACTTGAACAGGCAAAGGTCGATGAGTCTATTCGAGAGCTTATCAAGGCCGACGAACAGCACGAACAAGCGCAAGACATAGCCGAGGGAATTACGAAACCAAATGAAAAAACAAAGTCTGGTTACACTCGCAAGCGTTTTACTTCTAGTTAGTTGCGGAAGCGTACCCGACAGACCGGAATTTGTTGATACCGTAGCGAACAGCTCAGCACAACACGCCAAACAACCCGAACGAATTAAGGTAGATCTAGAAGCAGACTGTAAAGAGGGCGTTTGTGAGGTCTCAGAGCCGAACCTAGACCGCTTAGTTTTAATCATAACCAAGCTTAACGATGAGGTAGAAACGCGAGTAACAGCTTATAACGCGCTTATCGACGCACTTCATCATTGCCAGCATCAAAACAATTTAGCAGATTATCAAATTCAGCTACTCAAGAACGAAGCGACTCAACAGAAATACATCAACTTAGGAAAATCAGCGCTCTATATGGCAGTTTGTGGCGCTGGCTTGATTTACGGAAACTAACAGCATGTGGAATATTATTTAACAACTAAGGATCAATATGTTTGTAATTTATGTGACAGACCCCGACTTAATCAAGCCACAGCATCAGGCTGATTACGGCTTTTTGGGTGCGGCAGTTTCCCTGTCTTCAACCTCATCCCCCGTTGATGCTGGTTACGCCGTTAAAGACGTTGGCGATGTGACTGGCAAGATTTGGGACAAAGACGCGCTCGACTATGTGAGCGCACCGCCTCAAACAGAATACTCAGCTGGCAAGTTCTTCGACCTGTTTACCATGCCAGAAAAATTAGCCTATTGGTCAGCAGATGCGTCTATTGACCCTGTGCGTAGAGCAATGGCAGATTATATGATGACCGACCACACAATAGACAGGACTTCTATGGAGACTGGCATATTATTAAATATTCTTGTAGGTGCTGGCGTTATAACAGCTGAAAGGTAATTGGAGATAAATACCTGATGCTTTTCACCCCTCACTCGCAAGGTGTTGGCATAGGCGACAATTTAGGCGCGGCAAGCACGACAGTACCTAGCGCAGATCAAATGACAGCGGGTACAACTTTTGCAAAGGGCGCTTATGTGGAACTAGAGGCATCTACAGACCAGGATGTTTATGGATTCTATGTAGGTTTTTCAGGCAGCCACACAAGCGGCACAGATACATCCGGTTTATGTGATATTGCCATAGGGGCTTCTTCCTCAGAGGTTGTGCTGGTTCCTAATTTGCTAGCAGGCATGGCTCCGACTTGGACATCATCTAATAATATGTTTGCCAGAGGTATTCACATTCCTCTCTTTATCCCAAGGGGTACAAGAGTGTCTGCGAGATGGTCTTGCGTGACGGATAGCCAAACCTGTGATGTGGGTATTTTTTTTAATTATGGCTCAAATTGTCCTATCCCTATATACAGCGGGTGTGATGATATAGGCACAATTACGTCGTCGGATGCGAGCGCCACACCTGTGCTATCCGGTACTGCCACAATGGGCAGTTGGATAGAAATACCATCCGCAACAACAACATCTAGGGAGTATGGGGCAATAGGGATGATGCTAATGGGTGAGGATGATAATAATCACGGCACTCAAGGGGGGAAGGCCGAGGCTGGCATAGGTAGCGCAGCAATAGACCTTAGACAAACAAGCAGATCATCATCCAATGAAAGCGTTGGGTTCGGGCCTCATCATGCCCTGTTTAGAAAAATTCCCTCTGGAACACAGTTACAGGCTAGGGCTGAATATTCCTCGACAGCAAGAGACAATCAAGTAGCATTTTACGGATATTACTAATGGCTATATCAGAACACGCAGCAAACTCGCAAACAGTTGGCACAACCGAACACAGTTTGACTACGGACACAGCAGGGCCGGACGTTGACACAACGGATGGCGTTTATCAGGTATTTATTGACTTTAACGCGCTTGCTGATGGGGATGTGTTTGAGGTTAAGTTTTACGAGAAAGTGCAAAGCTCTGACACCCAAAGATGTTTTTGGACTGCCGCAGTAGCACACGATCAGGGCGCTTGTGAAAATTGGGTTAGTCCGTCAATGGTGTTAATGCATGGATGGGATGTGACGCTGGAAAAATTATCGGGCACAGACAGGGCTATAACGTGGTCAGTCCGAAAGGTCGCTTAGGTGTGGTTTTTTCAACCCCTATTACCAGCAGCGGAGCAACTAAGCGGCGCGGCTCCGACATCGGTACTCTTCCGACACTTCGGCAACGATTGGAACTATACAACTATGCGTAAAAATGTAGCCTCTCAAAAAGTGGCTTTTCAGATGATTAGTACGACTGATCTAAGTGATGTGACCTCCGGCACTCCGGCGGTTTACTATACAATAGACGGTGGAGCGCAAGGAACGGGCGCAGGTGCGTCGGTTCACGAAGGTAATGGACAATGGACATACACTCCGGCACAAGCTGAAACGAATGGCGATCACGTTGTGTTCACAATGGTCTTATCGGGGGCGGTTAGTGATAAGGTGAACGTATGGCCTGTTAGCTTTGATCCGACTGATTCAGTCAGAATGGGTGTAACAGCATTACCTAACGCAGCAGCAGACGCAGCGGGAGGATTGCCTGTAAGTGATGCTGGTGGGTTAGATCTGGATGGGCGACTTGACGCAGCTATATCATCACGGAATGCGACCACACCACCAACAGCCGCACAGAACAGGGCGGAAATGGACAGTAATAGCACAAAACTTATTGCAATAGTCGAAGACACAAACGAATTACAAACAAACCAAGGTGCTTGGGCAACAGCGACAGGATTTAGCACTCACACCGCAGCCGATGTATGGACAGTCAGTACTCGAACACTATCAAGCTTTGGGACATTAATTGCTGATATATGGGCAAGCGTATCAAGGACACTAACAGCAGGAACTAAAGATTCAGAGATTGACGCGATTAAGGCCGTGACAGACCAACAAGCCAAAGCGGTGATAAACGGCACAGTTGGGAGTGGATCAACTACAACGAACATTGTAAGCGGCCTCACAACGACGACAGATAGCCTAAACGGAAAGATAGTGACCTTCGATAAGGACACGACCACAGCAGCGCTGAGAGGTCAGAGCACAGATATCACGGATACAGATGCAAGTGGAAATCTTACGGTGACGGCCTTAACCGCAGCACCGGCCAGCGGCGACACATACCAAGTAACTTAATGTGCCTACAACTAGACTCACTACATCAGGCTACGGAGGCAGGCCGTATAATTTAGCGTTATTCCAAGGAAGGGAAGAGGTGGAGGTTATAGCGGTTGACCAGGTAACAGGTGGTTATGAAAACCATCCTTTCCTAAGACAACCAAAGAAAGAGAAAAAGCGGCAAGCGGTTGAAGTTGTTTCACCAGTAATCGAGGTCAAGGTCGATAAACGCCGAAAACCCAAAGTAGAGAAACAAGAACAAGCCACAGAGCGACTAAACCTCACAGAGACATATAAGCAAGAATTCACCGATGCTTACTTCCAAGAATCCATTACTGAACACCTAAAAGGCGAGGCCAGAGATGAAGCTGAACGAGAACTTAAACGCAAGAGGAGAAACAGGGCAGTAGCCTTGTTGTTATTACATTAGTAGTACTAGTACAAGTAAGAATATGTTTACTTGTACTAGTCCTCTTTAATTACTAATCATGAACATACGAGAAACAACCCACTAACGGAGGTATGGAGCAATGCTGAATAAAGATGAATGTAACCATGAGTGGGCATACTTTTATAGCGAGGTTAATGACGGTAAGGACATCTATCACCCTTCAAAAGAGGCGGGAAGAATATGTGAGCATTGCGAGATCATGCTGATGAAGGTTGATGGGAGGTATGTAGACCCATTAAACCACAAGTTTAAATGTAGCGTAGAGAACGGCGAGATTGGCGGCGTAGAAACAGTGAGTAGAATACATTAACCTTTTGCGGTGATCTATGAGACCAACCAACTACACTCCAGAACTACTAGAAGCGGCTAGAGATTACATAACCTCTTGTGAAGCTGATAACACAGCGGGCAACTTGCCAAGCGTCGTTGGTTTGTGTAGAAAATTAAAGATAAGTAGATCAATAGCTTACGATTGGGCGAAGGATAAGGATAAAGAGTTTTCGGACATCTTAGAGGAAGTAAGCCAAATGCAGGAAGAGATGTTGATTAAATTTGGTCTAACAGGAACATACAATTCAACTATCACAAAGCTAATGCTAACTAAGCATGGGTACTCTGATAAACAAGAAGTCGACAACAATATCAGTGGAGGCGTTGAGTTTACTAGCATCACTAGAACAATTCTAAATGACAAATCTTAATATCATCACAGCACCGATATTTAAGTCGTTACTAGAACCAGCAAGATACAAAGGCGCTCATGGAGGAAGAGGAAGTGGTAAGTCTCATTTCTTCGCAGAGCTACTAATCGAGGAAAACATAAACAACAAGCTGGATAGCGTTTGTCTTCGTGAAATACAGAAGTCGCTTGAGTTTTCAGTTAAGAAGTTATTAGAGCAGACAATACAAAAACTCAACGCTGGCGCTTACTTTGAAGTACAGGATAAGCGGATACTCACCAGGAATGGCGGCCACATTATCTTTGAAGGCTTGCAGAACCACACGGCGGATTCTATTAAGTCATTAGAAGGATTTGATAGGGCTTGGGTAGAAGAGGCGCAAAGTTTGTCTCAACGCTCATTAGACATACTCAGGCCGACAATCAGAAAGAAAGACTCTGAAATGTGGTTCAGTTGGAACCCTAAAAGTGAGGATGATCCAGTTGATGTTCTGTTGCGAGGCGAATCACCTCCTCCAGGCGCTCAAGTGGTACGGGCCAATTACTCCGATAACCCCTGGTTACCTGACGAGCTAAAGAATGAGCTTGAATACGACAGAAAACGGGACTTTGACAAGTTTCAGCATATTTGGATGGGTGAATATCAAACATCATCCGAATCACGAGTATTTAAGAACTGGATAGTAGAAGAGTTTGATAGGCCAGAAGGGACAATTTACAGGATGGGCGCTGATTGGGGTTACTCAGTAGATCCAAGTGTATTAGTTCGATGCTCTGTTGAAGGGAATCGACTTTACATCGATCAAGAGGCTTACATGGTTGGCTGTGAGATTGTGAACTTACCAGATTTGTTTGATCGCGTTGAAGAATCAAGAAAGTGGTTTATCACCGCAGATTCGGCAAGACCAGAGACAATCAGTTATATGAGAAGTCATGGCTACCCAAAGATTAATAAAGCAGCGAAGGGCAAAGGTTCGATTGAAGACGGTATAGCGTTCCTCCAATCATTCGACATTGTTGTACATCCGCGATGCAAGCACACGATTGATGAGCTTGGTTCGTACAGTTACAAAACAGACCCATTGACCGATCAAGTATTACCCATTCTCGAAGACAAGAACAATCACGTTATTGATTCACTCCGTTATGCCTGTGAAGGGATACGAAAAGCGAAGAAGCCTAAAAATGAGAAGAAAACTAAACGACGAGTTATGGAGCGCACTGGCGCAGGATGGATGGCAGCTTAATGGCTAACGAAAAAGACATAATTGCCGACGCTAAAGAGCAGTATAAACTTGCTCAAGAGGCTGATAAGGATAACCACGACGCAGCCAAGAAAGCATTACGGTTTCGTGCCTTGCAGCAATGGGATGAAGCGGTTAAAAAGAACCGTGAAAGCGATCCAGATGGCCCTAGACCTTGCTTAACACTTGATAAGACTAATCAGTACATTAGGCAGATATGCAACGACCAGAGACAAAACAGACCGGCTATTCTAGTACGTCCTGTTGATGACTATTCCGACATAGAGACAGCGAAAGTCTATAAGGGGATTATTCGCCATATCGAGGACAGGTCTAATGCTGACTTAGCCTACGATACGGCTTTTGAACATGCTGTCGATGGTGGTTTCGGGTATTGGAGGATATTAGCCGAATATTCAGACCCCTTGTCGTTCGATCAAGAGCTGCTAATTAAGCGCATACGCAATCGATTCTCCGTCACATGCGATCCAATGGGCGTGTGTCCGGCTGGCTCTGATAAGGAATACTGGTTTATTGCCGAGGAGCTTAACGAGAAGGAGTTCAAGAAAGACTACCCCGACGCTAGTCCTATCAATTGGGATTTTGTGCAAGACGAGCAGCGTATCTGGCTTAACGATAAGAAGATCACAATCGCAGAGTATTACTGTTATGACAGCGAGAACGTCAATATTTTGTTACTGGATGACGGATCAGTAGTTACACAGTCTGAATGGGATAAAGATATAGAGGATTTGTACTATCTTGATCCCATGACGCAAGCAATGGTCAAAAAGGAAGTGGTTAGAGAGCGTGAAACCGAAAAGCGTACCGTTCAATGGTACAAGCTCAACAATCAGGAAGTATTAGACCATAGAGAGTTACCTGGACAGTGGATTCCAATGGTTCAGGTTATTGGCAACGAATTAGACATAGAAGGCAAGTTACACAAGACTGGTGCCGTTAATCAGGCTGTTATGGACGGCCAGAACATGTACAACTATTCCGCGTCTGCTTATGTAGAGCAAGTGGCACTCCAACCTAAAGCCCCGTATATCGCCGCTGACGAACAGATAGAAGACTACGAGGATGATTGGTCGCAAGCCAATGTTAGAAACTTAGCTGTATTGAAATACAAAGCTGTGACAGAGGACGGGCGATTATTACCTGCGCCACAACGACAAGCACCGCCACAAGTCGCAGTCGGTTGGGCCGCACAATTACAGAACTTTGAGCACGATATCCGTTCTGCCTTTGGTATGTATCGGGAGTCACTAGGCGACGAAGGGCAAGCCAAGTCTGGCCGAGCTTTGTTGATGAAGCAGCGAGAGGCTGATTCTAATGTGTTCCATTATATTGATAACCTGTCCCGCTCTATCTCCCATACTGGTCGGATACTGGTTGATTACATTCCGAGTTACTACGATACCGCGAAAGTAGCTCGCATCTTAGGTGATGACTACACACCGGAAATGATTGAACTTAATCCTGAACAGGAAGAGTCATTCCTTGAGTACAAGGATAACGAGGGCAAAACCCGGAAGTCTTACAACCTGTCAGTGGGTAAATTTGATGTCACAGTCGAAACCGGCCCAAGTCATTCCACTAAGAGACAAGAGGCTGTCGATGCGCTTACGCAAATGTCTCAATCCAACCCTGATTTACTGTCCATTATTGGCGACATTATGTTCAGAAATATGGATTGGCATGGCGCAGAGGAAGTGGCTGAACGACTCAAGAAAATGCTACCACCTGAATTACAAGATTCACCAGAGAACGAAGAGGGGATGGAGATACCACCTCAGATCATCCAGATGCAAACACAGCTCGAACAAATGGCCGCAGAGTTACAAGAACGCGAGCAGGCGATAGCACAAGCAGAGGGTATGATTAAAGGGGATATTGCCAAAGCTGAGAAGGCGGCTATGAACGCTAAGTCTGAGGTCGAGAAAGTGAAACACGAGCAAGAGGTGTTAGCGCTCAAGAAACAGTTAGCCGGAAAGGATATTGAGGGTGAGGTGGCGGATATTAAGGAAGCGACCTTAAAGCTGTCTGTGATGAAAGACGACTTGGAGGACAAGATTACGGAGATTCAAGAGCACAATATTACCACTGAGTCTGTTATGAATCTGGTCGAGAAGATGAACATCGATAGCTCTAACGTCATGTCAATTGTAGCTGCGGCGATGGAGCAGATGCAGGCACCCAAAAAGACTACGCTGATTTATGACGGTGAAGGTAATCCGGTTGGATCTATTTCTGAGTCTAATGGCAGGCAAACCAAAACCACGCTAGAAGTTGATGGCGAAGGCAATCCTGTTGGAGCGGTATCAGAAGCGATTAATTAATGAAGACTTTGGGTGAATTATACGACGCAGGGATGGCGTATGTGGACGACGATCCAGTAGCTAGAACACTAAAAAACGTCATGACGGAGATACCGCAAGGAGCCTATCAAGCAGGCAAAAAAGTATGGGACGGAATGCACCCAATGGATCAGGTTGCACTAGGAACATCCCCCGTACCCATAGTGGGCGACCTGGCCGGACTTGTCGCAGATGCAAGAATGTACACGCAGGAACCCGACACAAGAACATGGGGAAATGCAGCTTTGTCTGGATTGGGGTTATTGCCTTTTGTGCCCAACGCCGGAATGGTCAAAGCCTTTCACGGCACACCCCACAAAGTCGATAAATTCAGCATGGACAAGATAGGCACAGGAGAGGGCGCGCAGGCTTATGGGCATGGGTTGTATTTTGCTGAGAACGAAGGAGTTGCTTCTGGTTATAAAAACATCTTAGGTAATAGTATTTTTATAGATGGGAAACCAGTATCAGCCAACAGCGATGGTGTTGTTGCAAGCTACCTGCATAAGACAGACGGCAATGCAGACCAAGCAATGTCCATTTTAAAGCAAGACATATTAGATTTACGCTCCAGCGACAAGCACATTGATGCCATTAGAGCATCCTCCGCAGAAAAAGCATTGGTTGAGATGGAGTCTTTACATGACGCGGGAAGAATACAAGCAAGAGGACAAGGCAACCTCTACAACGTCAACCTTGGCGTAGAACCCGAAGACCTCCTAGATTGGGATGCGCCTTTGAGTGAGCAGTTAGTCAAAGAGATACAACAAGATTTTCCATCATATATGGCATCTGGTATGCCTAACAAGCAAGTCAAAAACCCTGACGCTTATTATTTCTTGTCGGAGAAGTTGGGCGGCGATGCGGCAGCAAGCCAATACCTGAGAAACAAAGGCATCCCCGGCATTAAATACCTCGATGGCAATAGCAGAAGCGTAGGTGAAGGCACAAGAAACTTTGTCATTTTTGATGAGGAATTGATTGATATAGCAGAATAACAAGCAGTACAGCTACCTATGGCTCCATAGGGATCATTCTAGGCTTAACGCCTTGAGGTAATACCATGACAGAAGAAACTACTCTGGAAACAGAGGAAACCGTCGCGCCTGACAGCGAAAACGAGGATTCGACAACCTCAGAAGAAGTGACCGAAGTTGAAGAGACTACGGAAACGGAAGATACCACCGAGGAAACTGAGGAAGAGGTTGAAAAACCAAAGCCTAAAAGTAAAGGTTTCCAGAAACGGATCAACAAGCTGACAAGGGAGAAGCGAGAGCTTGAGTCACGAATACACGCAATTGAGCAAGATCGAAACCAACCAAAAGCAGATCCTGTTGAAGCGCCAAACCGTGATAGTTTCGATAGTTACGAGGACTTTTTAGAGGCGAAAGCAGAGTATATTGCCGAAAAGAAAGTATCCGAGCGACTAGAGAAAGCGCAAGCTAAGCAGCGAGAAGATTCTCATCGTACAGAGCAGACTAAATTGCTCGATGGATGGGAGGATAAAAAGGACGACGCTAGAGAGCGGTATAACGACTTTGATGATTTAGTGGAAGGGTCAGATGTCCCTGTTACGCCGTCAATGAGTCAAGCCCTTTTAGAGTCTGACATAGGCGCAGATATAGCCTATTACCTCGCTAACAATGAAGACGAAGCGATAAAAATCACTAAGTTTTCCCCGTCGCGTCAGTTAGTCGAGATTGGCAAGCTTGAAGTCAAAGTACAAGCCAGTTTAGACGCACCAAAGAAAAAGGCACCTAGTAAAGCACCCGACGCAATCAAACCCACCAAAAAGAAAGCGCCCACTGGTTCAGATTTACCCAGTGACAGCGACTCGATGGATGATTGGGCGAGAAAGGAGAGGGAGCGAATAAATCGCAAGTTTGGCTAGGTATTAACCACCACCAAGATGAAGGATATTTTATAAATGGCTAATACAATTTTAACTCCAACGGCGGTGACTCGGAAAGCTCTGATGATCCTCCACCAAAAGTTGAATTTTGTAGGTTCCATCAATCGGCAGTATGACGATCAATACGCGACGTCAGGCGCAAAGATTGGTGATTCCCTCAAGATTCGTTTACCCAACCAGTACACAGTACGCACCGGCGCGACATTAAGCGCACAGGACACCACTGAAAGCTCAACCACTTTGCAGGTAGCAACGCAAAAGGGTGTTGATGTGAACTTCACATCGGCTGAACTGACAATGGATATGGATGATTTCTCAGAAAGAGTCCTTGAGCCAGCAATGGCTGTTCTTGCCGCTAACATCGAAGCCGATGCGTTCACTATGTACAAAGAAGTGTACAACCAGGTCAATAACAACGGCTCATCGGCGACTTTCGCCACCTTAATGGGTGTTGAAAAGAAGCTAACTGACAACTTAGCTCCTACGTCAAACCGTTGTGTCCATTTTGACACGCAAGCAAACCTCGATTTAGTAGACGCTCTCAAAGGTCTATTCCATGATTCCACCGCGATTAAGAAGCAATACCGCGAGGGTATGATGGGTACAACCGCAGGTTTTGGTGATGTGTACAGGTCTACGCTTGTTCCTACTCATACCTCTGGTACTGATGACGGCACAGGTGATTATCTGGTAGATGGCGCGGCTGAGTCTGGCGCGGCAATTACTATTGACACTGGCGCAGGTACGCTTGTTGAGGGCGATATCATCACGATTGCTGGTGTAAACCGCGTGCATCCTGAAACAAAGGCCGACACTGGCGCTGTTCAACAGTTTGTTGTGACCGCAACCACAGGCACATCAGCGACATCTGTCAGTATCTCCCCGTCTTTGACGGCGACAGGTGCGACGCAGAACGTGACCAATGTCCCCGCTGATAACGCGATTATCACAAAAGTAGGCGGCGCTAGCGCAGCTTATGATGTGTCAATCGGTCATCACAAGGATGCGTTTGCGTTTGCTACGGCTGACTTGATTAAACCTAACGGCGTGGATTTCTGTGCCCGTGAAGTTTATGACGGTATCTCAATGCGTGTTGTACGTGACTATGACATCAACAACGATAAGTTCCCTTGTCGTCTGGACATTTTGTACGGCAAGAAAGCCATACGTCCTGAGTTGGCTACACGTTTCGCAAATAACTAAGCGTTTTAACCTTTTGGGAGGGGCAACCCTCCCTTTTTAGGAATAATTATGGCTAAAGTAACTAAAAAGAAAGCACCAAAGAAAGAGCCGGTATTAATGGCTTTAAAAGGCGGCGACAAGAAAGAAGTGCCTGCTGAGAAGGTCGAAAGAATGTTAAGCATGGGATACGAGATCGTTGACAACAGCTAACGACTTAATTGCTCGGTCACTTCGTATTGCTGGTGCTTTGGGCGCTGGTGAAACGATGGACTCTGATGAGGCCGCAGACGGATTAACAGCGCTTAACACAATGCTGGATTCATGGCGCATTAAGCGGGCTATGGTCTATCACATTAAGGAAGAGGAGTTTACCCTTGTAGCTGGTCAGTCTGTTTATACCATCGGTACGGGTGGGAATTTCAGTACCACACGGCCAGATAAGATTGAATACGCCTATATTCGTGAGAATGGCAATGATTACTATATGGAGGTGGTCACTGTTGACGCGTTTAAGCGCATTACAAATAAAACTGTGTCATCTGATTTGCCCGATCACCTTTACTACGAAACTGAATACCCTTTAGGTAAAATACATATCTACCCTGAACCATCACAAGCGAATCTTATTTACCTGAATACATGGCAGATATTACAAAGTTTCGCCA